ACATGGGATGCCATCGACTTTGATGCACAGACTGTGTACATTGAGCAATCTAAGCGTAAGGCAGAGGTACATTTGCCTATTGAAGATGATTTGTTTGAGATGTTGAAGCAGCAAGAGCAGGACTTTGGCTTTCAGCAATATGTTGCACCTAGACCCAAGCCTATTAATGGTAAGTTTATACCTTACAGCTTGTATAAACTGCCGTTGCATAGCCGTAAGATTATGGATGCAGCAGGATTGTCAAATGATTTAAGGCTATCTGACTTACGAAGGACTGGTACAACTGAAATGGTAGAGGCAGGTGTCGGTATGGCACAAATTATGTCGGTTACAGGACATGCTAATCCATCTTCAGTAAAACCTTACTTAAAAAATACACTACAAAGTGCAGATAGTGCATTGACAGCTAGAAAAACACATGGTATAAGCATAGCAAGTGCCGCAAAGGAAAGTGATATTACATGAATAATATATATAACATTGTAAGTGATATGGATATTACAAATGGAACTACAAAGAGAATAGATTGTCCTAACTGTGGTGGCTATCGTACATTCACAGTGACCAACAATATGGGTTCTCTTATATGGAACTGCTATAAAGCATCTTGTAATATCAAGGGTGGCACGAGAGTGCATCTATCTATGGATGACATACGTGCTGGGTTTAGTGGTGCAAAGGAGTTTGCGATGCAGACATTTGATTTGCCTAGTTACATTGTACCTCACAGAAACAAACGCAGTGTAATCAAGTTCTGTTACCAGTATGACCTTGAGCCTGATGACATTGGAGTTATGTATGATGTAAAGGAAGACAGAGTTGTTTTCCCTGTTGTACATGATGGGAAGATTGTAGATGCTACTGGTCGTGCGATTGGTAAACGTCTACCTAAATGGAAAAGATATGGAAATAGTGGCTTGCCATACACACATGGTTGTGGTAATGTCGCCGTAGTTGTTGAGGACTGTGTAAGTGCAGCCGTTGTTGGTTACGGTTCCTTTGTCGGGGTTGCGCTTCTTGGAACATCTCTTCAAGAGTCGCATAAAGGGTATCTTGCGCAGTTCTCAACAGCCATCATAGCGTTAGACCCCGATGCGCTACCTAAGACGTTACAGATGGCAAAGGAACTAAGAGGACACGTGAACGATGTTCGTGTGCTTAGACTAAAAGATGACTTGAAATATCGTAACCCGACAGATATGGAGAATTTATATGGAATTATCACTGATTAGAAGTTTAATGGATAGGTCATTCTATGATGACCATCGTGGCGCACGTTGCCCTGACAGGTTGTTCAGCAAGGATGTGCGTAAAATCAAACAGGCTATTGATGCAGCTATGGATCGTTATGAGCGTACTGTAACACCTGATGAGATAGAGGCTCTGTTTATTTCAAACAACCCAACAATGACTACAGCACAGAAGCAGGCTTATACTTCTTTGTTTCATAAGATCAAGAATGAGAAACCTATGGGCAGTGATGTGGCACAAGAAGTGTTGTCTAAACTATTCCAGCAGGTTGTTGGCGAAGACATTGCCAATCTAGGTTTTGACTATGTGAATGGTGACAAGTCCAGTCTTGAACCATTGCGTATGTTGCTAGAGCAGTATGGTGATGACTTTACCCCCAACTTAAATGTAGAGTGGGATGACATTGACATTGAAACATTGCTATCACGCAATGACCTAGAGGCACGTTGGACATTCAACATTCCTAGCCTTACACGTAAGGTAGAAGGCGTTAATGCTGGACACTTGATTGAGGTAGGTGCTAGACCCAACACTGGTAAGACATCCTTCCACGCCAGCTTAATTGCTGCACCGGGTGGGTTTGCACATCAGGGTGCTAACTGCATTATCCTGTGTAATGAAGAAGGCTATCATCGTGTGGGTGCTAGATACCTTACTGCTGCAACTGGAATGACTATGCGTGAGATTAAAGACAATCCAGCTAAAGCACGTGAGTTATATGCACCTGTGAAGGAACGCATTAAGATTAAAGATGCAACAGGTCGTGACATGAATTGGGTTGAGTCCATTTGCAAATCGTACAAGCCTGATATTGTACTGCTAGACATGGGCGATAAGTTTGCCAAGACAGGTGGTTTCGCTCGTACAGATGAAGCACTTAAAGCTAATGCTATTCATGCACGTATGATTGCCAAGCAGCATGAGTGTGCAATGTTTTATATGTCACAGTTATCTGCTGATGCCGAAGGCAAGGTACTGCTTAACCAGTCAATGATGGAAGGCTCACGCACAGGTAAAGCTGCTGAAGCTGACTTGATGGTATTGATTGCTAAGAACCCTGTAGTAGATGGGCAAGATGAAGAAGATACACAACGTCACTTGAATGTCGTAAAGAATAAGTTGACAGGGTGGCATGGTGTGGTACACTGTGAACTTGAATATCAGACAGCGAGGTACACGGTATGATACAGGTTGAAATAACAGACGAGATGCTTCTTGCCGCTAGAGAAAAAGCTACAGAGATGGGAGAGTTGAATAACTCTATCCTCAAAGGTCAAGGCAGTTTAGCTGGGTTTGTCGGGGAACAAGTAGTAATGAAGATTTTAGGGGGAAAATGGGAAAACACATATGACTATGACATTAACGTGGACAACGTGCGAGTAGAAGTAAAAACAAAACAGACTACTGTTCAGCCGTTACCTCATTACGAGTGCAGCGTAGCAGCGTTTAATATTAAGCAAAACTGCGATGCGTATGCCTTTGTTCGTGTGCTAAAGGACTTTTCTGTTGGCTGGTTTTTGGGTGTAATGAAAAAAGACGAGTTCTTCCAGAAGGCAAAAAGGCTGAAAAAAGGTGAAGTAGACCCGTCTAACAACTTTACAGTAAGAGCAGATTGTTATAATCTACGCATAGATGAACTAGGAGATTCAATATGAAACTAACACTTGACGTAGAAAACACAGTCACCCAGCGTGATGGTAAGATGCACCTTGATCCCTTTGAGCCAGAGAACTCACTGACAATGGTTGGTATGCTTAATGATCAGGGTGTTGAGCGTATTGTCACATTTGATCACAGTGAAGTTGATGCAGATGACTTTGGACACACTGTTGTTCAGGAATGGCTAGACAAAGCTACGGTCATCATCTGCCATAATGCGGCTTATGATTTGATGTGGCTGTGGGAATCTGGCTTCAAGTATGATGGTGCAGTCTTCGACACTATGCTTGCAGAGTATGTGCTACAGCGTGGTATCAAAGAGCCATTGTCACTTGAGGCTTGTGCAGAAAGATATGAGTTAGACACAAAGAAGCAGGACACACTGAAAGAATATTTTAAGAAAGGCTACAGCACTCGTGACATACCACATGCTGAGTTATCAGAGTATCTGTCTGCTGATCTTCACGCTACTCAACAGCTTGCAGATAAACTATGGTATCGTTTAAATACAATACCTGACAATGGACTACTGAACACTGTTACATTGACTAATCAGGTCTGTGTTTCACTTGCACGTATTTATCAGCGTGGCTTTGCAGTTGATCTGTCTAAGCTAGATGAAGTACGACAAGAGTTTGAGGAAGAAAAGAAGCAACTTGAAACAGACCTACAGACACATGTCCGTAAGGTCATGGGTGACACACCTATCAACTTGAATAGTCCAGAGCAATTGTCTTGGGTTATCTATGGTCGAAAGGTTATTGATAAGACTGAGTGGGCTGCACGTATTGACCCATATATGTCAAGCAGTGAGTTTGACAGAATGATGTCATCAGGCACACAACGCCTGTACAGGACTGTTGCACAGCAATGCCCATCATGTAACGGTGCTGGCTATGTACGCAAGACCAAGAAGAATGGTGATCCATTTGCAAACCCTAGTCGCTGCAAGGACTGTGATACTGCAGGCTTCTTGTTTAATCCGACTGATGTGTTGGCTGGCTTTAAGTTCAAACCACCATCAGCCAAGTGGGCAAGTGCAAATGGCTTCACTACCAGTAAACAAAACCTTGAAATATTAGAGGGTGCTGCACGTAGCAAGAGCATGAAGGATGCAGAAGATTTTCTGTACAAGGTACGCCGACTGAGTGCTGTAGATACCTACCTATCTTCTTTTGTTGAAGGTATTGCGACACATACAAAGCATGACGGTAAGCTGCATGTAAGACTGCTGCAGCATCGCACAGCTACTGGTCGTTTCTCTGGTGCTGATCCTAATATGCAGAACATGCCACGTGGCGGCACGTTTCCTGTGAAGAAAGTATTTGTGTCACGATTTGAAGGTGGTAAGATACTTGAGGCTGACTTTGCACAGCTAGAGTTTCGTGCTGCCGCTTATTTATCACAAGATGAGGTAGCAATTGAAGAAGTATCTACTGGATTTGATGTACATGCATACACCGCTGAAGTTATTAGTACCGCTGGTCAACCTACGAGTAGGCAGGATGCGAAAGCGCATACGTTTGCTCCACTCTATGGCGCAACAGGATATGGCAGAAGCAAAGCAGAAGCAGCGTACTACGAACACTTCACAGACAAATACAAAGGAGTGGCAGCTTGGCATGCCCGATTGGCTAAAGAAGCTATAACAACACAAAAGATTACCACGCCCAGTGGTCGTGAGTTTGCGTTCCCTGATGTGGTACGTAAGGCTACTGGACGTGTATCACACTTTACACAGATTAAAAATTACCCTGTGCAATCATTCGCTACAGCAGACATTGTACCGATTGCATTATTACACATTGATGAGTTGCTAAAGGGTATGCAATCGTGTATAGTGAATACAGTTCATGATAGTATAGTCATTGATGTTCATCCTGAAGAAGAATCAAAAGTAATCAGCATCATAGACGCTACTAATGAAGCACTACCTAAACTTATCGCTGCACGTTGGGGTGTAAACTTTAATGTGCCGCTACTTTTAGAAGCAAAAATTGGACCGAATTGGCTTGACACTAAGGACATAGCGTGATATAACTATGCCTCATTCACTCTACAGAAAGGAGTAACACATATGACAGAAATTACAACGATAGACCAAAATAATTATGCCGCTATGGCGAAGATGATGGGTATTGCAAAAGAAGGTGGGAGCAAGGCTAAGTCTAGCTCACTAGCTCGTCTACGCATTAACCATTCGCCAGTAATGGGTACAGCCGAAGTAAACGGTAAAAATGTAAACGTAGAAGTAATTGAAGGTGGAACATACAAGCTGGAAATTCCAGATGGACCTACTTACTATGCTTCATCAGTTAAAGTACGTGCCTTTATTCAACGCTTTATGTACAAGCGTTTTGTTATGGGCAATGCTAAATCACCTAATCGTTTCATTAAATCTTTAATGACAGATGACGCTAAGATGGAATCTGATCTAAAAGATAACGAGGGTGGGTTTAACTGTGGTAAACCTGCTGGATACATTCAGGACTTCAAGGCATTGCCAGAGAAACTACAAGACTTAATCAAGCAGATTAAACGTGTGCGTGTTGTCTTGGGTACAGTTGAACTGATTGATCCTGTAAATGATAAAGGTGAACCTGTAGAGGTTGATGTCACACCATTCATTTGGGAGATTGATAATCGTGATGCATTTAAGTTGGTTGGTGATGTGTTCACTAAACTTGCTAAGATGGAACGTCTTCCACCTATGCACACATTCGTAGCAAACACCAATGAACGCAAGCTGCCTAATGGTAGTAGCTTCTTCGTTCCTGTGGTATCTCTTGATGTCACAAAGACCATTGATCTAAACCAAGAAGATCAGTTGATGTTTGGTGACTTTGTATCTTGGATTGACAATTACAATTCATACATTGTCAACGCTTGGGCAGAGAAGGTAAACTCAAAACTAGAAGACGGTGACGATGAAATCATTGATGATTTAGTTGACATCGAAATCGAAGAAGAGGTAGCGTAATGAATCACCCCGCTGAACTGGCACTGCATCAGTATCTACAGGATGCTGTAAAGGGCAACTCAACTATTTCATCTGAAACAATCAAACAGATTGGTGACGATGTAATGGCTGCTGCAGAACGCCAGTTTGGTGGGGGTAACAAGCGTGATAAGTTTGGTCTGCGTATGTCCAATGTAGGTAGACCAACTTGTCAACTCTGGTACGATAAGAATAAGCCAGAGGTAGCGTTACCCTTTCCAACAACATTCGTAATGAACATGATGATAGGTGATATTGTTGAAGCTGTGTTCAAGGGTATTCTCAAGGAAGCAGGAGTTAAATATGAAGACACGGACAAAGTTACTCTTGATCTTGGTGACGACAGCGTTTCTGGTTCTTATGATCTTGTAATTGATGGTGCAGTTGATGATATTAAATCAGCTTCAGACTGGTCATACAGAAACAAGTTTGAATCCTATGACACCCTTGCAAGTGGTGATGGGTTTGGCTACGTAGCACAGCTTGCTGGGTACGCAAAAGCATCCGGTAAAAAAGTAGGTGGCTGGTGGGTGGTCAACAAGGCCAATGGTAAATTTAAGTATGTACCAGCTAAAGGTCTTAATGTTGAAGAAGAAGTAGGGAGAATTAAAAATACGGTTGAAACAGTAAAGGAGAATAAATTTGAAAGATGTTTTGAACCTGTTCCTGAAACTTTTCGTGGCAAGCCCACAGGTAATAAAGTCCTTAATGACGGATGCAGATTTTGTAACTACCGTTTTGATTGTTGGGATAGTCTTACTGAGCGTCCATCTGTAAAGTCACAGGCAAAGAACCCACCAATAGTAAGTTATATTGGAGAAGTTATTGCCTAACGCAAAACAATTTAGGGCAGCACGGAAATATGGGTATCGTAGTGGTCTTGAACTCAAAGTATCTGATTATTTAAAAGAACTCAAAGTAGATTTTTTATATGAACAGATTAAGATTGAGTGGGAAGACCTAGCATACAGAACCTACACACCTGACTTCGTGCTGTTCAATGGAATCATTATTGAAACAAAGGGAATGTTCACCGCAGCAGATAGACGCAAACATTTGGCTATTAAAAAGCAACATCCTAAGTTGGATATTCGCTTTGTATTTGAGAGTAGCAGACGCAAGTTACGTAAGGGTGCTAAGTCTACCTACGGTGAATGGTGTATAAAATATGGCTTTAGATACTATGACAGGATTATCCCTGAAGATTGGTTGAAGGAGAAGGGTAAGAACAAGCATCCAAAGTTTATTAAGTTTGGCGGCACTAAAGTAAAAAGGAGATAACTATGAGTATGATGGAAAAACTAGCTAAAGAAATAAGCGAGGAAGATTTTCTTATCCGTGTCAGGCCATTCGCTAATGACGAAGGTAGGTGGTCAGGTGAAGTTGATATATCTATTATGGCTATGCCTGACAATCCTATGGATGATGATGATTATTATCAAGTTATGCATTTCATTAAGATGATGTGTGCTGCTGTTCCAGTTATGGAAGAAGTAGAAGAACTTCGTAATATTGTTCACGAATATGTAATAAAAGTCCTTGACAATGAAATGAATATTGATGTAGAACTAGAAGAAGAAGAAGGTGTAGAAAAAACATATGATGGTAATGTAGTACATCTTCACTTTAACACCAAGACAGGTGGTTCAGCATGAGTAGACATGAAGAATATATGAAGGCATTGAGGGATCAGGAGGATTTACGTATGGCACAAGCAAATAAACAAACAGATAATGTTATTGATATGGTCAACAGTCCACCGCATTATAACCAGACAGGAATAGAGTGTATTCATGCTATTTCTGCTGCTACTAATGATGGTTTCAAGTATTATCTACAGGGTAACATTCTTAAATATCTTTGGCGTTTCGACTACAAAGACAAACCGATAGAAGATTTGCAGAAAGCCAAGTGGTACTTGGACAAATTAATTGAAGAGGTAATGGCAAGTGATAAGAGTTAAAATGTTTATTACTATTGACATTGACGATGAGGAGTATCCTGTACCAGCAGATGGAATGGTTGGAGAGGAACTAGAAGAAGGCATCCAAGAATATTTCTATGATATAGAAGGTGCTAACATTAGAAACATAAAAACAATTACGGAGTAACCAACATGATAAGCAATCAATTACCAACAGACTACCAAAACTTTATAGCACTTTCTCGTTATGCACGATGGAAGGAAGATGAACAACGAAGGGAAACATGGAGTGAAACCGTACAACGATACTTCGATTATATGTCTAAGCATCTCAAGTCTTCAACTGGCTATAATCTACCCAACACACTAAGGGGTGAACTAGAAGAGGCTGTGTTTAATCAGTCAATTATGCCTAGCATGAGGGCATTGATGACTGCTGGCCCAGCACTAGACCGTTGCCACGTAGGTGGATATAACTGCTCATATGTACCTGTGGATAGCCCACGTGCGTTTGATGAAACTATGTATATTCTTATGTGTGGTACAGGTGTAGGCTTTAGCGTTGAACGCCATAATATTGAAAAGTTACCTATTGTAAGTGAAGACTTTCACAGCACAGATAGTGTAATTAAAGTTGGTGATAGCCGTCCGGGATGGGCAAAGTCACTTAAAGAACTTATTGCTATGTTATATGCTGGTCAGATTCCATCATGGGATGTTTCAGAAGTACGCCCTGCAGGTGCAAGGCTAAAGACATTTGGTGGACGTGCTTCAGGACCACAGCCGCTTATTGAACTGTTTGAGTTTTGTGTACAAAAGTTCAAGAAAGCAGCAGGTCGCAGACTATATCCAATTGAATGTCACGACATCATGTGTAAGATTGGTGAGGTTGTAGTTGTAGGTGGTGTACGGCGTTCAGCCCTCATCAGTCTATCTAATCTTAATGATGACCAGATGGCACATGCTAAGTCAGGTAGCTGGTGGGATAATGAAGGCCAACGTGCTTTGGCTAACAACTCTGTAGCTTATAAAGAAAAGCCAGAGATGGGTACATTCATGCGTGAGTGGTTGTCTTTGTACGACAGTAAGTCAGGTGAGCGTGGTATCTTTAATCGCCAGTCAGCTAAGAAGCAGGCAGCAAAGAACGGTAGACGTGACACTGACCACGACTTCGGCTGCAACCCTTGCAGTGAGATCATCTTACGCCCATACCAGTTCTGTAATTTGTCAGAGGTAGTTGTGCGTGAGTCCGATACGATTGAATCATTAAAAGAAAAGGTACGCCTTGCAACTATTCTTGGCACATTCCAAGCAACACTAACTAGCTTCCGTTATCTGCGTAAAATTTGGCAGAAAAATACAGAGGAAGAAAGGTTGCTTGGTGTGTCGCTTACAGGTATCATGGACAATGAACTGACAGCCAATGCAGGTGGTAAGTTGGAAACAGTGCTTGAGTTGCTACGTGCTGTAGCTGTTGAATCTAACAAGGCTATGGCTAAACAACTTAAGATACCACAGTCAACTGCTGTTACTTGTGTCAAGCCTAGTGGTACAGTGTCGCAGCTTACTGATGCTGCCAGTGGTATTCATGCTCGACATAATCCGTACTACATTCGTACTGTACGTGGTGACAACAAAGACCCACTAACACAGTTCCTTATTTCACAGGGAATCCCTGCTGAACCTGATGTAATGAAACCCGACTCAACAACAGTGTTCAGCTTCCCTATGAAGTCGCCTAAGAACGCAGTAACTCGCACAGACATGACTGCCATTGAGCAGCTTGAGTTGTGGCTTATTTATCAGCGTCATTGGTGTGAACATAAGCCTAGCGTAACAATTTCTGTGAAGGAAAACGAATGGATGGGCGTAGGTGCTTGGGTGTATGAGCATTTTGATGAGGTATCTGGTATCAGCTTCCTGCCATTCAGTGAGCATACATATCAGCAAGCACCTTATCAGGACATTGCTGAAGATGAATACAAAGAGTTCTTGACAAAGATGCCAAAAAATGTAGACTGGTCATTGTTGCGAGAGTTTGAAAAAGAAGATACAACTTCAGGTGGGCGTGAGTTAGCCTGTACTGCAGGGGTATGTGAAATAGTTGACATCGAAGCAGCGTAGTGATAAGTTAGTGTGGAAGCGTGGGGATGGTTGGGTACAGTTCAATCCCCCACGTAGCCATCCTAGCTATGAAGAGTGGAAAAAACTTAAACAGAAAGAAAAGGAGAATGAAAATGAATGATGAAAAGCAAATGATTACTATTGACGGTAAGGAGTACGACTTTGATGAACTGGAAAATAATGAGCAGTATCTGGTGAATCAGATTCGTGACTTGAATACAAAGATTGCTCAAGCGCAGTTTGGTATGGATCAGCTACGTGCAGCACAAGATGCCTTCACTAAGATGCTAGTAGCTTCTGTGAATGAACCAAAAACTGAAGAAGGTGATGGCGGTGAGGCGTAATGGACTAAGTAAATATGATGCACCGCTACGGATTCAATTTGAGTGGGGGCAGGAAGCCTTTAAGAAAGGTAGGTTAACCTGCCCTATTGACCCCAATACAATGCAAGCACGTGAGTGGCATAGGGGTTGGAACACTGCCTACCATGAGAATTTACAGAAGGTACAACGTAATGAACAGGCTAGAGGAAGAAGTTAAACAGTGGATGAGGGAGAAACAAATGAGTGGCATTACAGCAGCACTTTATCAACAGAAGGCGTGTAGCACAGCCATCTTTCCAAAAGAAACAGCCCTAGCGTACTTGACGTTAGGACTGGCAGGTGAGGCAGGTGAGATTGCTAATAAGGCTAAGAAGCTAATACGTGATGGCGATAACCCAGCTAAACGAGCAGAGATCACTAAAGAGTTAGGTGATGTCTGTTGGTATATTGCAGTATTAGCACAAGAATTAGGAGTTAATCTTGGAAAGGTAATGGAAGATAATCTGGAGAAACTTGCTGATAGAAAGTCTAGGGGTACGCTAGGCGGTAGTGGAGATGACAGATAGTAAACTTTTTGTCATGGTTTGGTTACTAATCTGTTATGAAAGAGGGGGCTTAATTGCCCCCTTTTTTGTTTTATCTTCCTATTATAGACTTTACATTTGTTCTTACTTGTGCAGCCATATTGTTTAGTTCCATCCAGTCTTCAACTGTAGTTGGTTCTTCATCGCCAAATCTTTTCTTATACTGTTGCATAGCAGCAATACGTGCATAAGGCGACATTCTTTTATATTTGTTCATAAGTGCTGCCTGACCACTTTGGTCATCTTTTGTCTGTTCAAACTTATACAGTAGAGATTTAGTACTACTTATGTACTGCTTTACACCGTTAGCTACCATCTTCTCTGCATCTGGTTGATCTTTATACTCTTCACGAAGAGTCTTCAAATACTCTGGCATCTCCATATTCATCATGTAGCCCATTTCTCTATTCATGTTTCGGTTAAGAGAAGGAGTATCGGTGCTAGTTGTGAAGTCACGATACGAGAAACCCATACGGTTCAAGTCTAATACATACTTCGGTGGTACACGAGTAAATGTAGCACCAAACATCAGTTTCATAAATGGCATTACGCGGTTTTGTGGGTCAGCAAAACGTGGGTCTTCCATGTCTGGTTTATCTGACATCATGTCACTGTAGTTTTCAAAGATACGTCCAATACGTTTCTCAAACGGTCTTGAGAAGCCCTCAAAGAAACCATCAACGCCATCTTTATAGTCCGGGTTTTCTTTGTAATCTTTTTTACGCTGGTTCATATCACCAAATACTTCTACGTCAGCAAGTTGATAAAATGGCTGTCCATATCCACTTATTGCCTCACCTAGATACTCACCTAGTGTAGCCATGCTATACTTAAAGCCCATATCATCACCACCTGTTTCAATGGCTTTGAATAAGTCCTCAGTCATCTTAGCTATTGGCCCAGCACCACGGAAGTTAGTACCAGTGAATCCTTCTAGTAATTCTTGTGTATTAATTTTATCTGGTATAGGTCTGTCATCCGTATACCTATGAATAATTTCACCAATCAAAAGGTATGGAGTAAGTGGGAAATATGGACGTGCATCAAACTCATTACCTTTACCATCCTGTAGCATATACCATTCAGAGCCAGCCATACCATTTTCTGGATCACGTAGTGTATAACCAAGAGTAATCATTGGCAGTCCACCAGCAATACCTTCTGATAATTGCCGCCATTCTTGCTGGCTAATTTTTTTACCGCCTTGTTCAGTAAATACAGGCATACCAGCTTTACGCATAGCTATCCTATATAAAGCAGTTGCGGCACCCGTAGCATTATAATTGTATGTGTTTTCAATCGCTTTAAACATAAAACGTGGGAACGGCATTGCTAATGTCAAGCCAGACTTAACAATAAAGTTATTAGCTAATCGAAATAATCCAGTTTTAGGTTGACTCGCATAAGTAAACTCAAGAGCATCATCTACTGCTTTCGCAATCATGTCTTCTGGAATGTTCTCTGTGATGGTGCCATTCTTTAGCACATCAAGCATGTCTACACCTTTATCAAAGAGTTGACGTTGTATTGACGTAGTAAATGCACCGTTACGATATACAGCTTCTTGAAACCTGTTAAAAAAGTTTACTGTTGTAATTGCGTTTTCCCAAGCATCGAGTATAGGCGATTCACTTTGCAGACCATTGGATTTAGAAGCCATAGACGCTTGACCGGGATTCTTTTTAGCTAGTTTGTTTGTTACTTCAGAATACATATTATAAAATCTGGCTTTCTGTTCTGGCGCATGATCAAGTAAGAACTGAGCCATAGTAGCAGAATCATCAGAATTAAAAAAAGTATTAGATACCTGCGCAAACATATTTTTAAAGCCAAATCTTTTTCTTGGAGTAGTTCCTGTTATTAAAGAAATGCCGTGTTGTAAACCTGAATCAAATCCATAAACCAGAGTATCTACACCAGAACGAATTACTTGTCCTATAGAATTTCTTGCAGCGGTAGCCACACCACTAACAAGTGTTAAACGGCGAAGGTCTTCCAGTCTACGAAACGTGGAACCTAGATTATCTGTAACAGCGGCTTCTGCTTCTTCTGCAGCTTCGCCTGCTGTTTTAATTCTACCAGCACGTCCAATGACACGACTAAGTTGTGACAAACGATTAAGTTTCTGACCCGCTTTACTTGCGTCAGCAAACATTACTGCTGCTATTTCCCTACGAGTAATGCCATACTTACCTAGCATTCGTACAACTATGTCGTTTGATTCGCTGTCTGCTGTATTCTTTAGAATAGTAAGCATACGTTCACTTACCATTTCTCCCGGTTGTAATTTAGATGTTAAAGCACTAAGCTGTTTCTTATTTAATGGCTCACCAGTAATTTCATCTGTTAGTTTGATTGTACCCTTTTTTACCCCATCAAATAGTTCAGCCGTGGATGCAACTACACGCTCAAATGTATTCACACTCATAGCTGGATCAATAAAGTCTGGATCGGATACTTCTACTTGCTTGTATAAACCATTAGCATCTTCAGATTCACGAATAAACTTTGAGTTAATTTCTTTTACATTACCATTAGAGTGTCTAATGATAGCTTCCTTACCGTAAGTTTCCTCAATAGATGCGGCAAGCTGCTCACGAATATCTGTTGAAGTTTGTCTAAGTTTCTTCTGTGTTTCTTTAGCTACTTTTAACTGTGCTTCTTTTTGAGTTTTAAGTGCTGCTGTAAGTTCGCCACGAGTCACTTTGTCTACACGTGTGGATGCATTTCTAGTTGATACACCCGATACTACACCTGCAGTTGTAGCAGCAATACTAGCTACTGCAGCAGTTCTTTTGTAATCGATGCTATCCCTAGCACCCATTTCAATTTCCATCTGCTGTACCATAACATCAGTACCCGCAGAGGCAACAGCTTCTAGTGCAGCACCTGTTCCTGCAGCTTTCAAGATAGCTTGTTTAAGGCTTGCACCAGATGCAGACGCACCAAGACCAACAATTTTACCCGCACCTGCAGTTAAAGCTGTAACAGGATCAGATAAAGCAGCGACAACATTAACGCCTACGGTTTCACCTATTTCACCAATCGCTTCTAGAGTTGACATACCTTCATAACGCTTAGAACCAAAAAGGCCAGCCATTTCGTCTGCACGTTGGTACACACGTAATGCTCTGGCACGTTGTTCGGCATATTGATTTGCTTGTTCTGCTGCTTTGTCGTCACCCGCTTCAGCAGCTTTTCTCGCAGCATTTTCTTTGTCTTCAAGATCGCTTAACCATGAGATTTCAAAACCAGCATCCATAGTGTTGCCAGTCATCATACGCCAACGATCCATATACTGTTCAAGTATTTCTTCGTTACTTATTTCATCGCCACCAAATAGATAGCCAGTAAAGAAATCAGGAAGACGTTCATCAGCATCAATGTCATAACGATCTTTTAGATGCTGCTTGATGTCATACATGAGTTCTTCGTCTTGTTCCATCTCTTTTCTGGAACGAGGCTCACTAGGTTCTACAGGCTCTTGTTGCAAGCGTTCTTCTGTTGATACGATTGGTTCTTGCTCAGTTTGTGTATATACACCAACTAGATTTTTATATTCATCTTCAGTGTAATACTGAATTTTAGGTTTTTCTACCTGTAAAACTTCTTTCTCTGGTTCCGCAACTACAGGTTGAGTAGTAGAGCTTGAAGATAAGGAATCGTACTCCTCTTGAGTATAATAATTTAATGTCATTTTAATTTATCTCAAACATGTTATCTTCACTACCTAACCATAGTATAGTTCTAGGACCACTACCGTCTTCTTTTGGTACTGTATATAGTTTACCTATTTCCATTTCTCCGGTCTTACCATTTGGTGCAAAACTTCCCGCATAAAAGGGAAGCACCTGTTGCGCCACCCCTCTAAAAGTAGAATCGTTAGTTTCAACCCCAAACGAATTTGTTCTAATCATTTCTTTAGTTAAGTTTTGAAGTGTTTTTTCGTATACGGTTCTTCCTTGAGAATATGCGTCTGCTGTACCTTTAAACTCAGGCTCACCAGTTATAGAATTAATATTGCCTGTTATACTTGCTGCTGTTTTGTTAGACCTATCAAAAAATTCTTGTATTTGATTATCATCAAATGTGTTAATTTCACCTAGTTCTTTTTTAGTTTTATCGTTAGCAAGTTTCGCTGCCTCAAGTGCAAGTGTATCTTTTTTCTGTTTTGTTTGATACTCAGTTACATCATAGAACTTACCTTTAGTACCAAGACCTTCAAAACCAGTCATATCAAACGCTTCTCTAGTTTGCTGATCAGTAGGAACACCAGCACGTTTTAGTGCTTCGGCAGTTATGTCTACTTCACCAAACACACCCTTCATAGTTTTCTTTGGGCCACGGATATAATCTATATCAGGTGGACGAATGGTTGACTTAACCATCTCACGAACAGTCATTCCAGTGTTACGTGCTTTAGCAAATGTTAGCTTTGCTGCATCAGCACCAAGATAACTTTCAGCTTCACTAAGACGGTCTGCCATTTTTTCTGCTTCAGAAATGCTGCCACCAGACTTTACAAACCAAGCGGCTGCAACATCCTCTGCTCTTACACCTTCTGGTAAATTTTCTACATCTACATGCTTAGCAAGACGCTTTACAGCCTCTACTGCCTTTTCTTCCTTTTCTCTTTCAGCAGCTTGCTCTTGACCATATCTTTCATACATATACTTTTCGGCACGTGACATGCTATCACGAATACTATCCTGATTTCTTTCTACTACTTTTTCAAACCCAGATGCTAGGCCAGCTGCTAATCCAGTTCCAAATCCCATTATTTTCTCCGTGCCATAAGACCTTTAGGCTCTTCTGTTTCTTCTTCTTGAGTTTCTACAGAAGACTCCTCTTGTATGTCAACATCTTCAACTTCTTGTTTAAACTTACTCATCATTTTTGCAACTTTAGTTGGCGCAAGTTTATCACTAGTATCCGGCTTTTCCAAACCTGAAACGTATTCAACTTTTGCCATGTCAGCCATATACATAATCATTTCAACAAGAAGTGGAGAAACCAGTACACCTACATCTACAGAATGGACACCTTCCATCACGGAGTTAAGTTGCATAGTATTGACAATACTAGTGATTGGTACACCTAACTCAAGCACATCCATCAACTGGTTCATAAATTCATCAGTTGACAGCCGTTCCATATAATATTCAATGGCCTCATCAACTGTAGACATTTCAGACGCTTGTTGCCACGGGCGTGAACCAAGTTCAATTGTTAATGATTCACCCGGTATAGGTGCGTCAAACATTGAGGTTACATCTTCAAGAACCATTTAATTCACCCCTTTTACTCTTGATAGTATTAAAATGTTTAATTATACGATTTATAGGTTGTGACATATCTTTTTTATTTGTATCACTTTTACTACGTGATGGTGACAATAGACCTATACTTTTTGCTGGCTGTTTTTCTGCTGGTATTTCATCCATCATACGAATTAGTTTATTATAGGATGCTAGAGAAGCGTTAAATTGTCTTGACATAATTATACCTCTTTCGTGTTCATTAGTTTTACATATTCTGTATTAAAAGTCAAGGGTTTTTTATTGGCTACAACCTTATCCATAAACTTACGTACAACCCATTTAAGTGCTGGTTTGTCACTAATAAACTCTGCAAAATTTTCACCATGTTTTTCATATAGTTTGTCTAACCATTTAGGTGCTTCATATTTTAGCCAAGTGCGGAATATAAGCCAACGAATATCTTGCTTACCATAAACTTCACGTGCCACCCAACATTTACCAAAGAAATATGATCCGGCAATTGTTGAGATAAGACTTCCTATCGCATTACCTGCGGATGTTTTAGATTGTTCATCTGCTATTTGTTGACGTGTGTTCGCATCTAATTCAGCAATTGCCAATGCATTTACGCGATCAATCTGATTTTCTGCAGATTTCCATGCCCATTCCATTGTATCACCATAAAATGTCCACAAATTATCGTAAGCATTTTTACTAATATCAAGAACAGCATTAGCATTTAATTCATTAGCACGATTAACTGCTGCAGTATCCGCAGTAGCAATCTGCCTACGCCATTGTGCATTTGACTGTGCAATCACAAGCTGATTCTGTGCGTTAAACTGGTCACGTTGATTGTTCAACTCTGCATTAAACCGATTGACTGTATTGGTTTGACCTGCGTTAAACTGTGCCTGTGCATTTTGCTGTGTGGCATTGAACTGTGACACTTGTGAACCCAGATTGGCAAAAAACTGATCAACTTGATTTTGGCTACTAGCATTAAACTGTGCTGCCGCATTAGTAGCAGCTTGGTCAGTAAACAATGCTTGTACACGCTGCTGTGCTTTAAACAATTCAGTCTGTTGTCTATTAGATAAGTTAGCCATGTCGTACTGCAAGAAATTCTGTGCGTTCTGCACTGCAGATTGTTGGCGATTACTTAGATTAGCTGTGTCTAGCTGTGCCAGTGCAGCAGCTTCAGCCATGACCATTGCCTGTGAGTTAGACAGGTTGTTCAAGTTCATTGTATTCACAGCACGTGAGTTCTCTAGCTGTACTTGCTGTTCAGCAGTAAAGTTCATGTTAGCTATGTCACCAATACGTGCAGAATTTTGTACACGTGACTGGAACGCTTGGTCAAACTCCTGCCCAATAAACTGCGCACGTTGCTGTGCAGCAAGCATAGCACGTTGTTGTCTATTAGATAAGTTTTGTCCTTCAAACTGTGCAAAGACACTGGCATCGGCTTGAGCAATAGGAAGAGCAGATTCAATGGTAGCTTGAATAACTGCCTGACCTGCAAGGCTAGACGCACCAAGTCCACGTGCTGCCATCTGTGCTGTAGCACTACGTAATGCACCAGCTGCCCACGGTGGCGGGTTAGTGCCATCAAAATTAGCGGTTAGATTAGCTAACTGACCCTGCACTGTAGCCTGTTGTGAAGGTGTAGCTTGTGCAGCTTGAATCTGCTCAGTAAATTGTGAAGCTACTTGTGCGTCAGCTACACCTGATATTAACTCACCTTGTTGTATCTGACGTTGTACAGGGTTGTTAATAAGTGAAGCATTACCCTGTGCAGCCTGTAAGTTACCCACAGAGGATGCTGTTTGTTGTGCAGCAGTAATCTGTGCATTAGGGTTGTTAGGGTCTGCCTGTGCAGCTTGAGTGGCGTTCATGGCACTATCTACACCCGGTGCTGCTTGAGCAGCCTGCATTATATTAGCATCTGTAGGTGTTATTCCTTGTGCTTGCGTAGTAGAAGCTGTAGCTGTAGGAACTGATACCTGACCTGTTAATTCACCTGTGCCTGCAGCAATGTCTTGTGATGCGTCTGTTTGTGTTTGCGCAGCAATTGTTGTACCACCAACAGGAAGAGCAGGATTGTACATTTGCTCTACACTAAACTGTGCTACACCCGGAACAGGATTTTTTATTTCTGGTGTTTTTTCATCGCCAGCTTTTTTACCTTCCGGGATATCATCTCCGGGTTTATAGTAAGTTGCGGGTATTGTGGTATATTCTGTTGGACTTGCACCTGTGTATACAGGAGTACCAGCTTGTGTGCCAGCAGGATTAGTAACTTGACCACCCGGCCTACCCGAAGCTGCCTGTTGCACTGGCTGATTAGGTAGCGGCGGTGGGCTAGTTGTTTCGCCTACCGCACGTGTAGCTGAATTGTATGTTATGCCATTTATTGTTACAGGCTGTGGTAGTGGCTGTGGACCAGCATCTTCACCAACAGCTAGTGTGCCTATCGATGGTGGATTAAATTTTGGGTCATCTTCACCAATAGCTTCTGTTATAATCTTAGGGAGTGGAGGATTCCCATCTTCACCAAGAGCCGTAGTAACAGGATTTCCAATAAAGTTAGGGTTATCTTCACCAACAGCCTGTGTTGTAAAATTAAAGGCGGGAGGATTGCCATCTTCACCTATAGCTTTTGTCAATCCACGTGGAGGCATACCCGGCTGTGGTTCATCTTCACCAACAGCCTGTGTTTTAGCAATAAAACCCGGCCTGTACTTGTTGGGCAGATACTGACCGTCTTCTTCACCAACCGCCATTGTTGTAGCAAAAAAATCACCATCCGGCTTTTCGGGTTTATACTGA